ACAGCTAATAGAGGCACCCGAGGTTGAGCTAACCTTCAATCCTATCAACCCCTCTCAAGGGGGCTTCGTGGCCTCCTCAGCGCCCCAGGTGCTATTCTCTGGGGCTTTCGGGAGTGGGAAGACCGTTGCCTTGACAACAAAGGCGCTGAAATTGTCTCTGGACTATCCTGGGAACTTCGGACTGCTGTGTCGGAAGACCAGGGCCTCGATGACACACACCACAATTCGGACATGGCGGGAGCAGGTATGCCCTGGTGAGCTGGTAGCCGAGTACAACAAGACTGAGGGGCTGGTAAGGCTGCATAACGGTTCTGGGATTGTGTTCGGTGGATTGGATGATCCCCTCAAGCTCGGTTCGTTAGAGTTGGGGTGGGTAGGCATAGACGAGGCCATAGAGAGCACGGAAGACGACTGGAGGATGCTGGCAGGGCGCTTGAGGCTTCCCAATGTGTTGCATCAGATATTTGCAGCCACAAACCCCGGTCCCCCTGCTCACTACCTGCACAGGATGTTCTTCGCCGAGAGGCAGGGAGAGGTGTTTGAAGCCTCTACATTGGAGAATCCTGAGCTGCCAGAGGACTATAAGGAGAGGCTAGGCGAATACACTGGGGTTTACTACGAGCGATATGTCTTGGGCAAGTGGACAGGTCTTGAGGGGTTGGTGTACTCCAGCTTTGATGAGAAGGTCTGCTTGGTAAAACGCTTTGAGATACCCAAGGAATGGTTGATCTATGTCGGGCATGACTTTGGTGGGGCAAATCCTGCGGCTATGTTCTATGCCCAGGACCCCGCAACAGGATACTTCTATGCATGGCAAGAGTATTTCCCTGGTGCTGGGAGAGGCATCTACGAGCATGTGCAGCAGTTCAAGGAGATTACAGCAGGGAGAAATGTTATCAAGCGTGCTGGTGGGAGTCATCAAGAGGACGAGATAAGGCAAGGGTATACTTCGCAAGGCTGGCCTATCTCTGAGCCCAAGCTGAGAGACGTTGCAGCGGGCATACAGCGAGTGTTCGGGTTGCATAAGCTCAATAAGCTGTTCGTGTTCGATGATTTGACCAACTATCTGCGAGAGAAGCTGAGTTACATCTACAAGAAGCGAGACGGACAGATAACGGACGAGATTGAGAGCAAGGCCAGGTTCCATCTCATGGACGCCGAGAGGTATATCCTGAGCGACTTTACACCTGAGACAGTAGTGCAACGGCGCAACGCAGTAGTACAAACAATTCGGCCAGGGAGTTAGTGTAAGTGAGGCTTTCTTATGAGTTTTGATACGGCAGCAGAAATCACCAAGCTTGTAGCAGAGAAAGAGGGCGAGACTGGCTTTACGGCCCTCCGAGACAGGATGGAGGAGGACTTTGACCTGTTCTGTCTGACACCATACGAGGCCAAGAAGGGGTATCAATCCTACACATCGTCAGCACCGAGGAACTTCTTTGACAAGGTTCTCGATGGGTTGAACAGAGCACAGCTAACTATCCAGATAGAACTCCCTGAGAAGGCAACAGATAAGCAGACAGACGCAGCATCAATAGGTGAACTCTACCTGTTCGGCGCACTGGCGGCGATTGACCGCAGGCTGAGGTTACGAGGGGAACCATCGCTGCGTGAGGGGTTGGGTTTCTTCATAGCTCTCAGGGGGTGGTATGCTCTGAGAGCGCTGGTGTATGCATCAAAAGATGAGACGGTCTTTGATGTTCTACCGTGGGATCCTCTTCATGTAACTTGGGAGACTGGGCCTAACGGTCTGCTGTGGGCAGCGTACAAGCGCAAGGTGACCAAGGCGCAGATTCAGGCGGAGTATGGCATTACAATTAGCGGCAAGGATGCGGAGCTTATCGACTTCTGGGACGAAGAGAAGAACTCCGTTGTAATCAAGAACGATTTTGCGAAGAAGCCAACGAAACATAACATTGGCCATGTGCCTGTGAATATCGGCTCGATAGGTTCCATGCCCACGATTCAGACCAAGGACTTCAGCTCCACGATAGAATACCAGGGCGACTCGGTGTGGGCCGCCTCCCGCAATTTGTATAAGCCTTTCAACAAGCATATATCCGAACTCATGGACATACACGAGCGGGCAAGGATAGGGTCATTGGTTTATGAATCCGAGGACGGGGAGACGGGCGTTGAGGGTGATCCCTATCAGACTTTCAAGATAATACCGATAAAGAAAGGCGACATTCTGAAACCCCTTGAAATGCCACAGCCCCCAGCCTCCACTGGGATGATTGCGGGCGTTATTAGCGAGGACAAAGAGCAGAGCACCCTTCCCTATCCTCTAGCGCACGGCGGGACACGAGCAGCCGAGACCGGCGTAGCTTTGAGTATCCGCTTAGATCAAACTAAGTCTGTTTACAACCCGAGGTCTGGTGGGCTTGCTGAAGGCTATACCTGGTTGTGCGAAGAACTTTTGAGCCAGTATGCGCAGAAGGGGATGAAGGCTGTCGATCTGAAAGGCTACAAGCCGAATGGTCAGTTCTTTCAGCAAAAAGTCAAGCCTACTGAGATTGACCCTAGCTGGCACATATCGGTGAAGTGCGAGCCGAGGATGCCCAGGGATAGGGAGAGAGAGATATTTATGGCGAAGGCTGCGACCGACCCCAACGCTATGGGTGAAGCTCTAGTGTCGATGGACACTGCTAGGGATGACTACTTGCAACTCCCAGACCCCGCTGCGGAGAAGGAGAAGGTTCTGGCAGAGAGGGGGGAGTCGTTGCCGCCGATTCAGGTTAGGCAGATCGCCCGTGCTCTCCAGGAAAGGGGCAAGCCTGAATTAGCACAAGAGGTACTTGCCATGCTTGGGCCACAGCAGGGGCAGCAAGCGCCTCAACTACCACCCGAACTGATTGAGGCGGTCGTTCAAGCCTTGATGGCCAGCGGGCAACCCCAGCTAGCAGAGGCTTTGATAGCTACGTTGAGCGGTCAACCGCCTCAAGGGCAAGGAGCACCGCCTGGAGGCGGGCCGGTGGGTGGCCCGCCGATGGCAGGTGCCCCTCCAGGGGTGGTAGGCCCATAGAAATAATACTGAGGAGATAGGAAATGCCATACGAAGACGAGCTTGCTACATGCGTAACCCAAATAATGGCACAGGGCTATGGCGCAAATGAGGCACGTAGTATGTGCCAAGCGAATCTTGCCGCACGATACCCTGAGGAGACTTTCGGACAGGACTTGAGTGGCGCTGGGGGGCAAGCAGCGGGAGAGAGTTTTTCTGATTATCTATTGCGCTTAGCAGGGACACAAGGAGGTGGAACGATGCCAGGACCGATGGAGCCTGGGGGCCATCAATGGATGGAGGAGGTATATGGGCCAGAGGCTGGCTATCTCTCAGCCCTTGGTCTCTACGGCAGGCAATATCAAACGCCCTATCAGCAATATTTAGCAAATCGCTATCAGCAACTCGCAGGTCTCTGGGGTGCGAGGCAGGCGATGGCGGTCGATTATCCTGCTATGGGGCAGTCTGGATTAGGGTATCTCTCAGAATGGGCACCCCAGTATGCCAGAGACCCGTTTGCTATGTACGGAATGGCCCAGAATATGCTCCGCCAAACGATGGGTATGTCACCCGAGCAAAGGGCTGGCTATGGCCTCACATACGAGGGCGGGGGATTAGAGAACCTGATGCAAATGGGGCTGCGGCCACAGTACGGCAGGTTTGGGGCTGGCTATGTGGCTGGCCAGATGCCTGTTGAACGGGAACGCTGGATACAGCAGTATCCGACTCAGGAAGGGCCTACCTTTCTTGATTATTTGAGGCAACGCTATGGCCTTGCCCCATAGGAGATAACTATGCCTTATGAAAACCCTTGGGCATCGTGGCTTGAAGATTATCCTTCTGCGCTCTACGGGGCGATGAGACCCCGAACTGGCTCACGCTCGTTTACAGACTACTGGCGAGGCCAGCAGTCAAACGTCTATGGAGACTACATGGCACGCTTGGGCCAGATGACTATGGCTGGCCAGCCTCCGAATCTGGGCTTTCAGGAGTTTCTAGGGCAGTATCCGTTTCTCAGTCAATATCTGGGGATGTCTCCAGGAGAGAGAGGACAATACCCTGCCCGATATGCGCCAAGGCTGAGGTGGAACGTCTAAGAGGACATAGGGGCTAAAATGAAAGTTGTACCGAAAGATATGCACCTGATACGGATTCTCAAGGCAAGTTTCTTCGTTGATACAGAAGCCACACCTGAGCAGCAAGAGCAGATACTTAGAGACCTGATTAGCCATTGTGAGAACCACCCCTATTCAGAAAAGGTCAAAGTAATACTGTAGAGCAGATAATGTCAACTCCGTACGAGCGAATCGCAGAATCCTTTATTCAACTCGACAAGGAGTTGCGTCCGCCTGCGCCGAAACCCCGAGAGTTGCGTCAGCCTGACCCTCTCAGGTGGGTGAGGGCGATAGAGCCAGAACCAGAGAAACCCCCAGACGGTGATAGAAAGGATACCCCTGAATACAGGGCCTTTGAGCAGGCTGCCAAGGAATATGGCCCCTACAGTGTGCAAGCCCTGAAAGCCTTGGGGGAATATCACAAGAAGTATCCTGAGACAGCCCCAGAGCAGGAACCACTTTTAGCACCTGGCGCATTCGAGAATTTGCTAATGCGCCTTACCAGACCATCTAGTTTGTTCAAACCAGAGGTGCCCCCTGGAGCTGGTTGGGGTGAATTTGGGAAGAGAGCCGCCGAAATGTATGTTCCTGGTGTCCATCTGGCACGACACTGGGACGAGATGTCAGATTGGGAAAAGGCGCTGTATATCCCGCTTGAGGCTGCGTTTGTAGGGTCTATAGCAGCAAAGCCAGCTATGGCTGCTGCCCGGGCGGTAGCACCGAAAGTCGCACCTGCTGTTGGGAGAGTAACCGAGGCGGCGAGGCCGATTCTGGCTGAACAGGCTGGGGCTGCACGGATTCCGAAGGGGAAACCAGCGGTTCCAAAAGCTGCTGAGCCTGCTGCACCACCTCCTGGGATATGGGCAACTATGACTACTGAAGAAAAAGCAGCCTTTGGGAAGATACCTAAAGTCAGTCCTGCTACGCCTGGTGCTCCACCTGCCCCACCTCCTGTGAAGCCTCCTGCGCCACCGACGGGGCCGCCAACACCGCCTGCGGCGGGTGCTATGCTACCGCCTCCTGAAGATAGTGCTTTAGTTGCCAAGGCGATCGCTTCAATTAAGAGTGCTGCCCCAGCTAGAGAAATGGCTGAGGCTGCGATGTCTAAGGAAAGGGCAAAAAGGGTAGCTGTTGCCGCCAAAGTACTCCAGGGGCCAGAAGGACGGGAGGCATGGCATAAGGCTATGGGCTCGCTGAAAGGCGAACTGCTAACGCCAGAGGAAGTCGCTGGGATGCGAGCGCAGTTCACGCCAATAGCCGAACAAATCTCCAGTCAAGAAGTAGATCAACTGCTGCGAATGGTTCAGCGGCATTTCAAGGATAAGCCCTTTGACTGGGCCACAGCCTATACTGGTTTCAACAAGGTCTTTATTGGTGGCAGAATACCTGCGGCCAGTGAACTGAACTTGCTTGAGGAAGTCTTTGGGCCTGCCTTTGTGGAGAGTATACTCGCCAAACGGCCAATTGGCGAAAGGGCTTTCGACCTTTTCCTTGAACTCTGGAATGTTCCCCGTGCCTTGAAAGCAACGGGTGAATTAAGCCATAGTCTTAGGCAGGGTGCATTTTTTGTGAATTTCCCCAAGGAATATGGGCGTTCCTTTATGGTGCAGTTCCAAGCCCTCAAGGGGCCTGAGGCTAGGGCAGCTCTTTACAATGAAATAATGTCTCATCCGAAGTACGATTTGGCAAAAAGGGCGGGTGTCGACTTTACAATCCCCCGTGTTGCTAGGGGCATTGTAGGACGGGAGGAACCCTGGGCAGGCTCTCGTATGGCGAGGAAAATCCCTGTTGTGGGCAAAATCGTGGAGTGGAGTGATGAGGCTTATACGGCAATGGCGAATAAACTCCGTGCGGAGATGTTTTATCGCTATGCTGATGCTTGGGAAGGGCTGAACCTTGGAATGGGTGAGTATAGAAAACTGGGCTCGATGATTAACGTGCTTTCTGGTCGAGCGAGTCTGGGTAAATTCAACCGAGCGGCACTAATTCTTAATGGGGTATTTTTTGCCCCAAGATTCAATCTGGGTCGAATCCTGACTCTTGGTATGCCGTTAAATCCTCAATTCTGGAATCGCCGCCTTAGCGGGCTAATGGCTCGTAGCATAGTGGCCTATACTGCTGAAGTGGTGGCATTGCTTTCGCTTGCCAAGTTTACCGGGGTAGCAGACGTAGAACTCGACCCTCGCTCCAGTGATTTCGGTAAATTCAGAATTGGGAAGACTAGAATCGACCCTTGGGGTGGACTCCAGCAGGTCGTAAGATACTGTGCTCAAGGTATTACAGGACAAGCAAAGACGATTGGCACTGGCAAAATACGGGATGTCGATGTAGCCGAGACCTTTCTGAGGTTTGGTGAATCAAAGCTACACCCTTCTGTGGGTGGGTTGCTTGCTGCGAAAAGGGGTAAAACTTATGTCGGGGAGGAGCTAACGGCGCTCAAGGCGATTCGCAACACCTTCCTGCCCATGTTCTATGATGATGTTTGGGACGCCATTGAGGAATACAAGGTTTCAGGTTTCCCGCTGGTCGCCCCTGGATTCTTTGGTGTTGGCGTCCAGACTTTCCCGACAATTCCTTGGACGGGGCTGGACGAGTATTTCAAACTTGAGACTACAAGCGAGCGAAATAGGTATAGAAAGACACATCCAGAGGAAGAAGCAAAACTATTTATTGCTGGTCAAATTACAACACTCCAAGCGCCTGCGGCAAGGGTACATGTTATTCGGTTGATGCGGGAGCATAACATTCATCCCAAAGATGTGAAGGGCTACGAGAAGGTGTTTGGCTCACTTGAGTTGCCCGAAGTCGCTAAACCTGCGGTTGAAGCACCAACCCAGCAGCCTGCTGCCCCGAAATGGCAAAGCGTCCAGCCTCATCTTGATAGGTCAATGATACTTTCTCTTAATAAGCTCTGGTACGAAGGCGGCAAACTAACGGAGGCGGAGGAGATTGCCCTGCGGGGAGTATATGAGAGGGTATCGTTTGGCGAGGAGAATTTCAACACCTGGCTCAAGAGGACGCTGAGGCAGGTCTTTGAGAGTTATGCGCTTGAACATGCACGTCAACTACCAGAGGCCGTAGCGGTGAAATAACAGATAACTATTTGAGAGCACAAGCCCGTCGAAAGACGGGTTTTTGTTTTGGGCCGAAAAGGAGGCAACGATGACTGAGGAACAGAATCAACCTCCCGCTGAGGGAACACAGACAACGGAGCAGGCTGGGGACATAACTCCTCCCCCTGCCGAGCCAACTGCGGAGACTCAGCCTGGGGCGGAAGAGAAACCTCAAAAGGCTCCGAGAACTTACACGGAGCAAGAATGGTCGGAACGAGAGAAGGCCAAGGACACGGAGATTGCGGAGTATCGCACTCTCCTTGCGAGGCAAGCCCTAGAACAGCAAGCGGCGCAGGCTGGGGCTATTGAAAAGGAAGCCCGTGCTCAAGACGAAAAGGCGGTAGAGGCAGGCGAGATAACGTCAGCCGAAGCTGCTCAGAGGGCACAGCAGAGGCAGCAGGAAGCCTCTCAGCAAATCGCCGCACGGCAACTGATGACCAGGGCAGAGGAGGCGGGGAGGATTCTGGCGGCTCAGGACTTTGGCAAGAAGTACAACCTTGAGGAAGCGCAGATTGCCGAACTCTTGAGCGACAAATCTCTCGACTCGCCTGCTGCGATGGAAGCTAAGGCTGCCAAGATAGCTCTGGAGAAGACCCAGGAAGAGCTGAAGGCN